ACCATCTTCAGCAGTTTGCATCTCTGGAACTACAACAATACGGAATTGATCGATTGAACCAATCTCACCGTTTACTGTATTACCAGCATCAGCATACTTTTCTACGCCAACGAATGCAGGAGCACCGTGCAAGTCAGTCATAGCACGTAATGCAGGAATCATCTCTGAACCACAGTACATGATACGGCCACCATTGATAGTCTTAGTATCTGTCATACGTGAACCAGCAATTACCTTAGTAGACTTAGGAGTCTTATTGTTATCTAAAGCAATAGATAAAGCCATAAGGTCTGCATATGTAACACAATCATTAACAGTAATCTTAGTAGTACCACCAATAAAGTAACTTGTACCATCTGCAGTAGCAGTAGTAACCAAGTCAGCTTGTAAAGCAGCTTCAGTTAACTCATTAGCACCTACTAGAGCTTCTTGTGTGATGTGTGACAATAACTCACCATCAGTATCGAAGTCTAGAGACTCTTGAGTGTACTCAGTGAAGAAACCTTGTTTCTCGATAGTACCTGTGATTTGCTCACGAGTAAAACCAACACGGTTAACTCTACCACCGTTCTCAGTCAATGCAGGTAGTTTTGAAACAATAGTACCTGTATCTTTTGATGAACCATATAAGTTACCATCATCGTTTAGACCACCAGTTGTTGCTTCGTTAGCATCAATACCTTGATCATTTGTATTACTGTCATCAAGTAAAGGCGTGTAAACGTCTTGTTTGATTGTCTTACCGTGTTGCTTAGGCATTGCAGTTACATCAGCCAATGGCATGAAGTATTGCTTATCGCGTACTGCGATTAATGCTTTCTTGTTATAAAAGTCAGTACGTGCCTGAGCACCTACTGTTGAATCGGAACCTGTTCCGTATGTTTGAGCCATGATATTCTCCTTAGCTTATATTAAAATTGACTAGCTTCTTTCATAAAATCTTCATCAGACATCTTTAGATAATCCTTTTCAACTTTAGTCTTTTTACTGCTAGTCTTCTTAGTTGATGCTGCTGCTTTTCGCTTTTGCTTAAACTTGGCATCTTTATTCGCTTTAGTCTTCTTTGGTACAGACGCGCTTGGAGATAGATTATTGTGTTCCTCTTTATCAAACAGTACACCTTGTGATTGGAGATATTCAGCAACTTGCTTATAGGCAACAACATCAGGTACATCTTTAAGTCTACCTACTGCTCTTTCTTGCTCAACAATTCCATTTACTCTATCATAAATGCCCATCTCAACATGTGTGTTGATAACGTTTATGATGTCAGGATGATCTGATACTATTTTCTTGCTTTCTTGATCCCAATCTTTACTCATTATGTTTAAAGTTTGGTCAAAAGATTTGCTTTCTCTAATATCATCAATAGCCTGATTAAGAGCAAACTCTTTATCGGATATACCGTAATTATTCGGCTTATAATCTACTTCTTCTTCCGTATCTATATCTAAAGGATCTATACCGCTATCTTTTATAAGCTTAGCAATTGCTTTAGGGTTTTTCTTAGAAATATCGATTAGGTTATTTAACTTATTTTCGTCAAGTAATCCTTCTCTTTCTAACATGCTAACTAATTTAAGATTAGGCTTAATAGCTTTCATCTTACTTGAGTAGTCAGCACCCATCTGCATTAACTTGATTGCATCGTCAATGTTATGGACTTGCATCGTAGTTTTGCTAGCTTTAAAGGGCGATAAAATCCTTTTATATGCTCCTTCGTAATCAATATTTTCAGTTTCTTGGGTATCCCCATCTGTGTCTGAAACATCTTCATTCGTAGTCACATCTGTATCCTGAGACTCTGGATCTGTATCATCACTTAACGTTTCGTCCTCTATCTGAGTATCCTCATCTAGGTCGGTTACTTCGTTAACTGAATCATCTTCTTCAGTTTCTTCGGTGTTACTTTCGGATGCTTCTATTTGATTGGCATCCTCATTCAATTCATCTTCAGAAGTTTGCTCTTCTTCAGAATCATTAATATCGGTAGTGTCTTCAGCATCAGTTTCTTCTTGTTTAAACTGTGCTTCTAGTTCACTGAAATCTTGTTTTAAGAAATCCTCATCAGATAATTCTAATTGTGCGTCTAATGCCATTACGCTAGACCCTCCCTTAGAATTTCTTCTCTAGCTTGTTCATCATCACGCAATGCATCTTCCATCTGTACTCCACGCATTGTAAGTGTGTTGAAAAAGTTATAGAGTGCACCAATGCCATATATCATATTATCTATATTGGCTTGCTGTTCTGGAGTAAGTCCTGCGCTCTTGGCCATGACTAATCTTGCGGATTCATCTTTAAAGTAACTGTTTTCAATTACTGTTTGGAAGTCTTTGTTACTACTTAAACTTATGAAACTATTTTTTAAGTTAATTACTTTCTTCGCCTCTTCTATACTTACTTCAATATTTTGAAGTTGATCTTCGTTTTGCATCGTGTGTCCTCTTGTTGAGATTAAAACTTTTATTATTCAATTTTTTGCGATTATATCATTGATTGTTCCTTTGAACCATTAATAATGGCGTCAACGAACTTATTATCCATGTTATTACCTTGATCTACACCTTTCATGTCCTCTTCATGTTGTCTATTAACACCTGACTCTTGTTCTACAAAGTTAAGGTCTTCCATATCAGATTTACTGTCTATGTTTCTAGACTTAGACCTTTCTGTAACAGTCTTAGCTTTCTTGTATTCAACATCCACTTGATTTTCCATTGCCTTAGCAGTTTCATTTTGAATCTGTGCTTGTAACAATTGCATTTCAAGTTGGGCTTTCTGTTCAGCCATTGGATTAGGTTGAGGTTGGTACTCTTTAATTTGTTTAGCTAAGTCAGGCATCTTACGTAATCTAGCAATGTCAGATAGAATCATCTGAGACATAGCAGGATCCATATTGTTACCCATAGTTTGTAACATGAATGAAAGCTCTTGAGCTTTCTCGTTATCAGCTTCAGCAGTAGAGATGTTAAGTTTAATGTCATACATTCCACCTAAGTCTTCTCTATTAATAGCTACAAACTCTTCATTAGTTACTCTAATGATTTCTTCATCATCTAAGAATTCAGAATTCATTGAGATAATCTTTCTACCGATTTGGTTAATACCATTAGCTAGACGTCTTAAGATACCTAACTCACGTTTAGAAGTAGCATCCAATGCAGATCTGATACCTGTTGCTGTATTACCTAATGCTTGTCCGCTGATACCTGAACTAAATGCTTTAACACCAGTTAGTGACTCAGCTTCATTGTTCTGCAGGTTTAACATTGTTAATGCACTATTAGGAATTTCAGGGTAGGTCTCCATATGGAAAGCTTGTCTTGGATCCACATTAGCATTAAATTTATAGTCAGCACCTTGTTCAAACTTTCTAGAGTTAGCAACATCCAAGGCATCCTTACGGATACCTTGTTGTCCATTGGCACTTCTACCAATAATATCAATCATACCTCTAGTAACAGCACCAATAACTTTCTGGTTATCTTCTAATAGGTAACCATCAGGTTGTCCATATACGCTCTTACGGACAGGTAAATACTGTACTAATACAAATGGTAGCTTCTTATCAGGGAATGGATTCTCAGCCATTCTAATAAGTGTACTTCCTGCCCAGGTAGCAACGAAAGGTTCTACTTCACCAGTATCATGGATATCCCAGTAACCCCAGTATTCATGAACTACAATCTTTTTACGAGGTTCATCTTTAAATGTGAACGCACTATCATCAGTAATCAAATGATCTGGTGTATTTAATGCACCATTATCATTTACAGCTACATGCTCTAGGTTAGAGTATCTCCCATCTTTCTTAAGCTGTGACATTGACGTTTCAAAACTGTAAATAACAAATTCTGCTTTATCAATATCTCCTTGGCAAGTAGGATCAACAATAGTATTGTTGTAATCACAAACTTCTAATTCAGGTTGGTTTAATGTAGTAACAGTTTGTTCCTGCATCTCAACACCAACTTGTACCTCTTCAAATGGAGGGATACCTTGTTGTTGCATAACCATAGCTTGTTGAGGGTCTTGTACAGGTACCATTTCCATAATAGGAACTTCTACTTCTCGTACTTCCTCTTCATACTCCCAGCCTACTTTAACAATAGCAGTACCTTCATCTACAGCAGTACGTATAAACTCATCAATGAATTTAGTTTTATCTATCTTACAATTAATTTGGTAATTAAGTAATAACCCATTTTGGATAGCAGCTTCTTTATCTTCAAATGTAGCAGGAGCTGTATTGAATAAATCATCTGTTGATAAGAAAGGTTCAGTTAATGATGAATACCTCCACTCCGCTTGTTTACGGATTAGTTTAGGTACTAATTTAGACCTTCCCTTCTTTGCATTTAATTTTTGATCACCTCTAAGATTACTTAGCCACCCCTCTACTTCTAAAATATGAGCAGAATGGGCTGATTGTGCTTCTTGGTAATCTTGCTTAAGCTCTTCTAACTTAGGAGGGTTCTTCCAATCTGTTAGCTCTTTACTTTTTTCGGTGTCTATCTCTGTCTTAGCCATATTTTATGCCTATTTATTGGTCACTATTATAAGTACCATTCTCTCTTTTAAGATTGAAGAAAGCACGCGAATTGTCTGCATTTTGTTGATGATTCCTTAAACCTTCTTCATACCCTCTACCACCTCTGAATAAGTATGCTGCAAGTCCATTTCTATCAAACATTGGTTCATTCCCTGTATTCATTAATTTATCTAACTTAGCTCTCTCAATAGAGGGAATTGCAGGAATTTTAGTATCAGGGTTAATATATCCTGGCTGTAATTTATTTAGATTATTTCCAATCCACGTTTCTGCAGCTTGTGTATTTTGTACTGACTGTGCAGCAGCTTGTCTTTTAGCCATTTCTGCCATATACGCATTTTTATCTCTAATACGTGCATCACCAGTAGTCCATACATCCTTGTATTCTGTTTCCGTGCCATCTATGTAGACACCTTGGCCCTCAACAGGCATTAAGGAATAGGGCATACTATATCCCTCAGGCTTATAATCACTATATTTCCAAGCTCTAGCTGGACTGTGGGATGGGTACTCAAACATATTGGATGTACGATTATAAAAACTATGTGACATGTTCACTCCTAATTAGTTACACACGCATTGCGGTTGGGGGGATTGTACCATTTTTATTGGCATCTGAATCATTTGTTGGGGCATTTGCATAAACTGCTCAAAAAAAGCACTTGCTGCTAATGTTAGAATCATTCCACTTACAAATATTAACGCACATTTATTTATCATGTTTTCTATGTCCTTTCCAAGCATACCATCCACCTAATCGTAGTGCGTAGTATGCTATATAGTTAATTAATCTAAAGCCATTATCGGCTATTGCTATATCTCTAAACATTATATCCATTTGTTTCTGATTTCGACTTATCAGTGTTTGTACACTGTCGGCTCTTAGTATACCTGCGTATTTATACCCGTAATCATGTATAAGTCCTGCTATCAGGAGTACTCCCATTGGACTTAACCATGACCTAAAGTACTTAGGAACACTAGCCCCATCAAAGACAAATCCTTTAGGAATCTTATAATCAATACCACCTATAGAGTATATCCAGTCTTGTTCCATCTTCCATCTACGGGATGTTACTAACCACATCCATATAGCTCCAAAGAATCCTTTATCTTTAGTAGGCATAGCTACTGGACTCATTACAGGCATTGTTTTGTATTCAAGTTTCATTTAAAAAGTTCCTATAATGTCTTCATTTACGTAGTAATCTATTAACTCTGACTCTTTGTGGGTCTTAATAATCTGGGATTCAGCAGACATATATATAGCATTTATTTGATCATTATCTATCTCTGCTAAACACCATTCTTCTAATTTCTCATCTGTAATCTCTTTAATAGGTAAGTAATCTGCCGGTTCTACAGTATTGTAATCAAAGACTTTATAGAACGAATGATATGAAACACCATTAGGGTAGTCTGGATTAGTCATCTCCCATCTAGCCTGTATTACACATATGATATTCTCTAATTCATCTAGAGATTCTTTTACTTTTAGTTTATCTAAAATAAATTTTGTTTCTATTCCCATCTTCTTAAGGTCCTATTCTAGTAATATTATATGCGTAGATTCCTACCAGCATCAGTCCACTAGGACAAGGAGTGTCAAGATCACATTCCACATAGGTTGTAACAAGCTCCCCTCTTGTATAAGTGGAGTCCCCAATAGTAATAGAGGTAGTTGTAGTATTGATAGAGGTCTCTATCAATACCCCTTCCCAGTATATTTGACCAAACTGTGCAAGTTGTTGCATATCTGGAGGAATAAACAGGTTAGCTATACCCCAACCTGTGTACATTGTAGTACTATCACTCATTTCTAATAAGGGCCCAATAGCACTAATTGCTCCTCCAGAGCTTTCCTCAGTATTTGTAGTAATCCCATAGTATGTTGCATCTGTAACAAGTAAATTAACTGGGTTATTGGCATCATGCATAGCATCTTCTTCGTAAGCACTTAATCCAGGCATTGAGCCTGATAAAGCACTACCTAGAGCGAAACCGCCTATCGCTCCTATTGCTACCATCGTTAAGGATGCACCGCCAGTGAATACTGCTAATCCTACACCTAAGATAATTCCTAGAACCCCATAATCACAGCCCCCTGATACGTGTTGATACATTTTCCCTATAAAGTCAGCTTCCCAAGTTGCAGTATGAGTAGACTCATTGAAATTATGTCTTATGGCTCCTCTAAAAGATGCCCATGATTTATAAGACCATGCATGAGATTTATCTCCGAAGCCTAATAGACCACAAGAAGTTTCATAACTACCGTCATTTGTATAAGCTAATCCTCCGTAAGCTGAGGGTATTATGTGGTAGATCTTACTTAATGAATTTACAGTATTTCCTGTAAACGTTGTTTCTTGATCAGAATTAAAGTGGACATCACAAGTATATCCACTACTATTATTCTGGGAACATGTTCCTCTATCTCCGGTACGGATGCTACTAGGGTGAGTTATTTGAATGACTTCATCAATTCTTAAAGGTTTTAAAGCATCTGTAAATATAATATTTGAGTCTGCATCCCAAACAGTTAATCCATTATTACTAGGAGTTATATAAGATAATTCAGATACAGGAGCAAATATAAATACTTGAGGTATATGCGTAATAGAACCATTAAATAGTATATTTACTTTCCAAGTAGTGCCTTCTTTTATTAAATCTATAATAGCTATTTCTTGATTAGTAAAACTTGGGGAGTAAAAAGGTAATACGTAATCTGTATCCAAGTTATATGAAAATTGAACACTATATCCTTGATCATACTTACTTTTACTGGTTTCTAGTGATATTGAATATGAGTTATCCCCCGAGTATTGAAAGCGAACAGGCGCTACTGATACACTCATTTCTCCTACATAAACTAAAGATGAATAGTCACTATGTAGATTTAAATACCCATCATCAGAATAACTTTTTATGCCGTAGCTCATATTATCTACCTAATAGTATGTAGTTATGAGCACTCATATCTGCAGGTTTAGTAATTGTTATGGTAGAAGCAGTCTCTGTAAATGTAGGTCTAACTTCTACTTCTCCAATATTTCTCACGCCCACAGGATTAAAAGCTACTTTATATTCACTAACATCTGGATGATTACTTTTATTAATAGAGATCGAGGAAGTTATTGCGCCTTTTTCAATTACACTAAATACTCCATAGGTAAAAGCAAACCCATCTATCTCTAGCCCATAACTCATAAAGCACCTAGCTTAACTCTAAGAGTATTACCATCATATATTTCTATACCAGTAGATGTAATAACCATTCTAGAAAGTGTACCAGAAGCGTCTGTACCTGCTCCTACATCTGCTGGGGTAGATGGTATCGTAGTGCTATCAGATAATGCGCCTACAGCTCCAGCAGTGAGTACATTATTCTTTTTAGTTATTGTTACACTTTTTATTATTGTTGTACCAGATTCATTACTATGCTGAACAAGTATTACAGGCCTAAACTTCGTAACATTTGCATGCCAAGGTACTGATATAGTCCCAGAATATGTAGTAAAAGCATTAGGTACTGTCACACCTGCTGCAACAAAATATGTTTGACTAGCATAAGAATTATTTCCAGAACTATTCACAAACTGATCATCCGCTTCATTACGTCCAGCAAAACCAAAGTAAGCTTTTCCATTTCCTTGTGTAGTTTTAGCTACGACAGTCATTGTGTAAGTAGTATGGGGTTGCCATACATAACTACTGTGCCAAATTAACCATCTTTGATCATTACCTGTATTATTTCCAACAGATATGCCATCAGGAACTATGGAAACTTCACCGCTACCACTGTAGTTAGTCCATTTTGCTAATACATCCGTATCCTCAATATATGAGTCAAAATTATCAGCTAGTA